GAAGAGGTAGAAGAGATAAAAGAACCTGAAGAAGAAGCGCCTGAAGAAGTGGAAGAGGTAGAAGAAGAAACCAAAGAAGAGCCTAAAAAAGAAGAGAAAAAAGAAGAGAAAAAGGAAGAACCAAAGAAGGAAGAAAAAAAAGAATCTTTAGCAAAAGAAAAAGCTGCAAGTAAAATAGTCAAAAAGATTGATGATAAAGATAGGTATGATGATGCCGCTCAAACAAAAACATTAATTGTTATGCAGATTCTTGGTAATACAAAATCATTCTTTGATACTCAGTCTTACATCCAAGATACAAACGTCACAGAATATTTAAACAAGACAATAGATGACCAGTATGGTATGTTGTTTGACATGGCACAAGGACAGATTATGGATGATATGGTGAACTCACAATGGCAGAAGTAGCAATAGGGGGCGTGTCCTTTAAGGGAGGACGCATGATGGCAGTCATCTTAGCATTAAGTAGTGCTGTAGGAGTTTTGTATGGCGGGTTCGAAGCTTTTAAAAAATTTCAAGATATGTCTGCTCAGATTGAGAGTTATACCGCTCCTGATTTAAGCGGATTTGATAAAAAAATTGCTCTCGTGGAAACTCAAACAAAGTCACAAATAGAGCTTGTATCACAACAACTAGATGCTTTAAAAAGTGAGTTAGAAATTATACTAGGTGAAATAGACCTAATAAGTCAGGTTAGTCGGGAACTTAAAGATGACCTTAAAACAGATTTACGAAATGTTGAGCAAGACGTACGACACATAACCGAAATTGTGAATGACGTAGAAGATAGACAAAAAGAAGACTCGAGAGAGCTTATAGAAGAAATGAAGTTAATGGAAGAAAGCCTTGACTTAAAGATTAATAAGGCTTTAAATAACCCTTTATCAGGTATGTCTGCAAAGACTAAATAGGAGGTCATTATGTTGTGCAATTGTATAAATGGTGAATGTCAGTGTCGCTTAAAATAGATATAAAAACTGTTCTTCCGTATGTTGTGCTTATTGCAACAATAGGCATGACATGGGGTAATTTTACAGAGCGCCTTAATGCAGTTGAAAAAAAAGCAGATAGTGTTGCAGAAATGCAACAAGATATAGCAATTATAAAACAAAAACTTCTCATGATGGATGATAAAATGGGTTGGATAGAGGAATTCTTAATAAAAACATCTGATTTTTGATATCTAATAAAACTAAAAAACTAATTAACTCTGAAGTAAGATTGTGGTCAAAACACTATCTAGAGGTTCCCAACAAACATTTAAATAGATTACCCGCCTGTCCCTATGCTAAAATGGCGTGGCTAGATAACAAAGTTGATATTGAAATAAGAGAACCAAAAACAGGCTATACAAGAAATCTTAATAAACACATAAAACGACTTAATTTTGATAAAAAAGAGATATTAATATTTTGTGATATTTTTTTTAAAGAATATTCCCTAAATAAATTTCAAAGAATAATAGATAATTTCAATAGAAAATTTAACAAAAAAGACATTTATTTTATGGGCTTTCATCCCAATAACCCTCCCAATGAGGATGAACAAGAATTTTTATTAGATCCAACAGGTGATAGAACAAATTTACCTGATTCTCAGATTGATTTTTCAATGATGTTAATACAAAAGTTCTCGCAATTATACGAGGCATCTGATAGATTAAAACGCATGGGTTATTATGATAAATGGCCAACAGATTACTATAACGAAGTAGTATCGTCTAGACAAATACAGTATAAAAAGCTTTTTAAATAAGGAGGCTACAATGGTTGGAATGGCAAAAAAGAAAAACGTAACAGGCGGCGCGATGATGAAAATGCGTGGTGGTGGAATGATGAAAAAAATGAAGGGTGGCGGAATGGCCAAGAAGAAGAACGTAAAAAAGAAAACTAAATCTAAAAAGAAAAAATAATAAATGACCACATCAGGAACAACAACTTTTAATTTAGAAATAGATAAGGTCATAGAAAGAGCTTATCGGAGAGCAGGTAAATCTTTACGCACAGGTTATGATTTAGAAGCAGCTCGTGATAATTTAAATTTGTTGTTTTCTGAGTGGGCTAATAGAGGTTATAGTTTATGGAAAGTACAAAATCATACACAAAATTTAACAGCTTCTACTAATCAATACACTGCACCCTCTAATGCAGATGATATTTTAGAAATGGTTTTTAGGAATGGAAGTACTGATACCTCTATGACAAAAATTTCAAGGTCAGAGTATCAAAATATTCCTAACAAAAGTTCAGAGGGAATACCAACACAATTTTATGTACAAAGAAATTTAGCTAATGTTCAAATTACTACATACCTAACTCCTGAAACTACAGATACTCAAATTAATTATTGGTATGTACAAAGGATAGAGGATGTTGGAAAGTATACAAATACTCCTGATGCACCTTTTAGATTTTTACCCTGCATGGTATCTGGTTTAGCATATTATTTATCACAAGAAGTTAATCCCTCTCTTTCTGGTGAGTTAGAAAGAAGATACGAGTCAGAATTAGCTAGAGCGATTACAGAAGACTCTCAATCAACTTCTGTAAATATTGTTCCTAAAACTTTCTATCCAGGATTATAAATGGCATTTGCATCAGGTAAATTTTCACAAGCAATTTGTGATAGATGTGGATTTCAAGTTCCTTATTTAAATTTAAGTAAAGAATGGAATGGTTTATTAGTATGCCAAGAATGTTATGAGCCAAAACATCCTCAACTTGATCCAGGCTATCACAGTGCAGACGCTGAAGCATTAGAAAATCCTAGACCTCAAGAACAATTACCTTTAGTCGTTCAAGTTGGTATACCTAATGATACTTTTTTTACATCGAATGGTATGCAGCCTTCTACAATAAGTGATGACTTGAACATAGGAACAAGTCTTGGTACAGTAGAGGTAGTTATATCATGAATTATTCTGAATTATTATCAAATGTGAGAAATTATACTGAAGTTACTTCTGATGTTCTTACAGATTCAATTATTAATATTTTTATTACAAATGTAGAAAATAAAATTGATAGAGCTATAGATTCTGATAGTCAGAGAAGATATGCTACTACAACCCTTGAAATCAACAATTCTTTTATTGATGTTTCGGGTCCTGAAGGTGGTTTTCGATTTGCCAGGGGACTACAAATGCATAAAACTGACGGTACCATTGTATGGCTACAACAAGTAGATACTACTTTTATTGATGAGTATTCTGTTGAGAGGTCTACTACTGATGCGAATTTTACAGGTGAACCTAGATATTGGGCAAATTGGGATGCTACAACTTTGATGGTAGCTCCAACTCCTAATGCAGCTTACACAATTGAAATGTGGTATAATGAAACTCCTGAAAGGATAAGTAGTACAAACACTACAACTTTTTTATCTAATAATGCCTCAGAGGTTTTATTATATGGCACTTTAGCAGAAGCCTTTTCCTACTTGAAAAATGTTCAGGATATGCAATTATACGAAGCTAAGTTTACCGCTGCTTTAAAACTTTTTGCGGATGAGCAGATGGGTAGAAAACGCAGGGATGAGTATGTAGATGGTGTACTACGAATTCCTTTAACATCATTAGATCCTAAAGGGGGTACATAAAATGGCAATAAATCAAGCAGTCTGTGCTTCATTTAAAAAACAGTTACTAGAAGGAGATCATGATATTGATAACGATACAATCAATCTTGCTCTGTACACAAACTCTGTAACTTTAAATGGAAACACAACAGCCTATTCCGCGACAAACGAAGTAGGTAATTCAGGAACATACGCAGCAGGTGGAGCAACTTTAACAAGTCCAACTATCGGTTTAACAGCAAGTAGTGTAACAGCTTCAACAGCATTTGTTGATTTTGCAAACGCAAGTTTTACATCAGCAACAATTTCTGCTCAAGCAGCTTTGATCTACAATAGATCTTCAAGTGCTACAAACGCAGCTATTTGTGTTCTTGATTTCGGTGCAGTTAAAACATCAACAAACGGTACATTCACAATCGCATTTCCAACTAATGATGCTTCAAGTGCAATATTAAGATTATCTTAATATAGAGGAGCATTACCATGGCAGATGCTTGGGG